CCATTCAATCACTTAGACAAGCAACCCGCCGAAACGCCCCACATTGATTTTCAATGCTTTTCAGGGAGTTTGGCAAACCTTCCAGACCATACTTCTCGGCCGATTGTCACCGCGACTCTGAGTAGCTCCGGCCGAACCGTCTCATACGCTTGCGAGTGGTGCGGCGGCCGGCATCGGCACCGCGTCACCCGTGGCATAATTAGCGGAAGTGTGACTTCAAAGCAACAGCATTGCCGCGTGTGGCGACGGCTGCACCCGGATGTGATGCCCGACTCAGTCCGCCTCGTTTTGGAGCACGCCCAATGAGCGGCGCCGAGTGGGTGGAAGCGGCCGATCGGCTGGCCGATGAGACGTTTGACGATGAGACCGGGCCGCGCCTGGCCCTCAAAGCTCTTGCCCCTCGCAAGGTATGGGTGGCGTGGAAACCACCCGAGAAAAAGCCCTTGAACCCGCGTACCGGCGCGGCTGCATCTTCAACCGATGCGGCTACGTGGGGAACGCTTGCGCAGGCTGAAAGCCGCAAGGGTGGCGTTGGCTTGGTTCTAGGCCAGCACGCGGGCATAGGCGTCTGTCTTGGTGGTATAGACCTGGATGCGTGCCGGGACGCCACCACGGGCATGCTTGAGCCTTGGGCATCGGATATTCTTTCTGCCGTGCCGAGCTACGCGGAAGTGTCGCCAAGCCGGAAAGGCGTGAAGCTCTTTTTTACGTACGACCAAGGCGATCTCGGCGCTTTGCAAAAGGCGATGGGCAACACGCTTGGCAAATCGTGGAAACGCGGTAAGGGCGAACATCCGCCGGCAATAGAGCTTCATTTAGGCGGCCGATATTACACCGTGACAGGCGAACGTTTGCCCAATGTCCCGGCCGATCTCGCAGCCATGCCGGCGGCCACGTTGCTGCGTGTCATCAACCACCTTGGACCCAAATTTGCGCAGGCACCGGACAAGCCAGCAAGGAACGAGAAGGCGCAAGACAACTCACGCAGCGGCATAGCTTGGCGCCTCGCGTACGGAATTCGACGCAAAGGCGGAAGCCGCGAAGATTTTGAGTTGGCGCTAGAGCAAAAGCCGGAGCTTGCCGAGTGGGCAAAGAACCCTCGCAACGTTGAACGCGCTTGGAACGGCAAGAGCGATGGCCGCGCCGCGCTAGGCGATATGACACCGCACCAAGACGGCTTGGCGCGTGCATTTACCGGCCGGCATCCTGATACCCGATTCGACGTGGACGCGGGACATTGGCGATATTTCGACGGCAATCATTGGGTAACTGGCAAGCGCGGCCTGGCATTCCATTTTGCCCGCAAGCTAGTCCGCGATCTCGTACAAGAAGGCATGTTGGGCGACAATGCCGCAAGCCGTTCTACTTATGCCGATATTGAAACCATCGCGCAGCGTGATCCCGCGCACGAAGTCGATTCGACAGTGTGGAATCCAGACAAGACACTAAATGGAACGCCGAACGGGACGATTGAGTCCACAACCGGCAAACTGCGCGAGCCGCGTAAAGATGACATGATAACCAAACGAACGTCGGTTGCGCCTATCGCCCTTGAGTCGTTTGATCCCGAGCTTGATTGCCCGAAGTGGATTGCTTTCTTGAATCAAGCAACCGGCAATGATCCCGAGCTTATCCGTTTTCTTCAACAGTGGTGCGGCTATTGCTTGACCGGACTCACGATAGAGCACGCCCTCGTTTTCATCTATGGACCCGGCGGCAATGGCAAATCCGTGTTTATGAATATCATTTGTGATATTCTAGGCGACTACGCCGTGACGGCAGGAATGGACGTTTTCACTGCATCCAAATCCGACCGACACCCGCAAGAGCTTGCACGTCTCGCAGGTGTGCGCTTGGTTTGCGCCAGTGAGACAACCGAAGGCCGCGCGTGGGATGAAACACGCATTAAGACAATGACGGGCGGCGATCCGATAACCGCACGCTTCATGCGGCAAAATGACTTCACTTTTATTCCCCAATTCAAGCTGATGATTGCGGGCAACAATAGACCTGTTCTTCGGAATGTTGACGACGCAATGAGACGACGAATCAACATTGTTCCGTTTACTCGCAAACCTGAAAAGCCAGACCCATACCTCGAGTCCAAACTGCGAGAAGAGCGGGCCGGCATATTGTCTTGGATGATGGCCGGTTGCGTCGATTGGCACACAAACCGCCTTGCGCGCCCCGAAGTCGTCAAGAAAGCAACGGCCGGGTATTTCGATGAGCAAGACGTTTTCGGGCAGTGGATTGAAGAGCGTTGCGAGGAAGGGAAGGGTTTTGTCGCAACCACTGCCGCACTAATGGACGATTGGAGGGTATTTGCCCAAAGCAGCGGGGAGCCGAATTCGATGACTTCCCGCAGTTTCGGCGCCCGATTGGCGGCCAGGGGATTTGTCCAGATCAAAGACTCGAACGGAATAAGAGGCCGTGGTTTCAGAGGTTTAAGACCAAAACCCGTGACTGTTGCCGGATATGAGGATGACTTGTGATAACCCTGTTTGCGACACTTGCGACGTTTGCGACGCAATTTGCATATAAGCACACGCGCACCCGCGTACACATACGCATATGCGCATCACGCGCATGTCTTCATATGCAACTTGCGTCGCAAGTGTCGCAAGTGTCGCAGCCAAGCAAATGTGCCGCTACCAGCCCTCTTTCGCGGGTCCTTCCTGGGATGGGCCGGATTGCGGGGACGCTGAGCCTCGTCATATGACTGGATACTAACGTATGCCTAAACCGTACGAACCAATTTCGACAAATGATTTGCTAGACTTGCTCGGCATATCGCGCCGCACGCTTTACGACCTAGCACACCGGGAAATCGTGGTGCGCACGGGGCAAAATAACTTTGACCTAAAGGCGAGCGTCCGGGGCTACACGGCATTTCTGCGGGAAGGCGCGTCAGCCCGTGGCGCGTCGAGCCTTGGCCTGTCTGTTGAGCGCGAGCGGCTGGTACGGGAGCAAGCGGACCAAGCCGCAATCAAGAATGCGCAGTCACGCGGCGCCCTCTTGGACGCAAAGCAAGTTGAGTATGCGTGGGCAACCATCCTGCGCGACGTGCGCGCCGCGTGCTTGGCGCTGCCGGCTCGCATACAGCAACGGCTCGGCAAGCTGACGGCGCATGACGTGGCGGAGATTGACCGGGAAGTGAGGGATTGCCTGGAAAGGCTGGCCGACGATGAACTTTGATGCCGATTCCTGCCAAAATCCCGAGGATGGAGGCCAGGGAACGCCCTGGCAGGTAGGTGAGTCGCGGCCAAGCGGTTTGAGCCGTCCAGACCCCGTTCCTGCAATCAACAAAATCGTAATTAGTCCGCCAGTGTGGGCAACCCGAGCGCGTGCCATGGCAGCCCTAAAGCCGCCGCCGCGCTTGTCTTTATCCGATTGGGTAGAAAGTAACTTGCGGCTCCCCGAGGATGTAAGCGCGCTCCCCGGCAAAGTTACTTTGTGGGGATTCCAGCGTGGCATTGCCGATGCGATATCCGACCCGAGCATAGAGCGCGTGACTCTGGTAAAGAGCGTGCGCGTGGGCTTGTCCACTCTGCTGACGGCAACCGTTGCTAACTACATTGCGAATGAACCCAGCCCCATATTGCTCTTGCTGCCGACCGAGGCGGACGCACGCGATTATGTGGTTTCGGACCTTGAACCCATTTTTGCCGCTACACCCGCGCTCGCAGGTCTATTGACGGCGGAGGCCGATGAGACCGGCCGGAATACCCTGCTTTCGCGTCGCTTCCCCGGCGGCTCGCTCAAGATCGTGCCGGCCAAGGCGCCGCGCAATCTCAGGCGCCACAACGTCCGGGTGCTCTTGATTGACGAAGCGGACGCAATGGAACCCGGACCGGAAGGCAACCCGCTCATTCTCGCGGAACGCCGTACGCTGAGCTTTGCAAACCGTAAAATTATTTTGGGCAGCACGCCGACTCAAGAAGATACCAGCAACGTCTTGCGCAGCTACGCCGCGAGCGATCAAAGGGTATTTGAGTGCCCATGTCCCGCGTGCGGCGCGTTTACCGAGATTTTGTGGAATCACATCGAATGGCAGCCGGGCAAGCCGGAGACCGCGGCGTTCCGGTGCCCGCACTGCCAAGCTCTTATCCCCGAGACGCACAAGGGCGCCATGATGGCGGCCGGGCAGTGGCGGGCAACGCGGCCGGAAGTAACTTTGCACGCCGGCTTCCGGTTGAACGCGCTTACCAGCCCGCACGTCAACGCAAGCTGGGGACGGCTCGCAACCGAGTTTCTTGCGGCGAAGGATCAACCGGACGCGCTGCAAGTGTTCGTCAATACGATCTTGGCCCAAGGCTGGCGCGAGTCTTCTGACCAGATAGACGAAAACGCCTTGCAAGCCCGTGCGGAGCCGTGGGGGCTTTCGGATATCCCGGCGGAGGTATTGGTTGTTACCGCAGGCGTGGACGTGCAAGACGACCGGCTAGAGATTACGGTTTTGGGCTGGTCTCGCAGCGAAATTCTGGTGCTTGGGCATGTAGTGATATGGGGCAGCCCGCACGATAGTACGACCTGGCTTGAGCTAGACGAATTTCTGAAAACAACTTGGAAGCATCCGGCCGGCGGTACACTCAGGCTTGACGCCGCAGTGATCGACTCCGGCTCGGGCACTCATACCGATGCCGTTTATTCGTTCTGCCGGCCGCGCTTCAACCGGCATATCGTCGCCGGCAAGGGCGTGGCTGGTGCGCGGCCGGCAGTCACGGCAAGCCAAGCAAAGGGCGGCAAGTTATTTTTGATCGGCGTGGACAGCATCAAGGCGCAAATTCT